GCAATATTTGGTAAAGAAGCTATTGATGAAAAACAATATAAAAGCTGGTGTTGGTATGATATTCTCGCTGGTTATCTTGGAACTATAACTAAACTTGGATTATTCTTAGTAGAAATTATGTAGTGCATTTCCAAACTATTCCTTGTCCTCTTGGTAGTCTTAATGATTATCAAGAGGATTTCTTATTAAATGCCACATATTTTTATAGCATTTCAGTATGCTAAATTGTTGAGTAATAGGATTGTTCGTCTAAACAAATTCCGGCTAATATGGCTTAAATATGAGCCTCACAGAGCATATTTTAATTGGCAGTAATCTATTATAAATCAACATTTCATTAACAATTATTATACATAATATTGACAGTAATAATATAATATATCCTATTTTTAATAATATTATTTGTAAAAATATTGAAATTTATTTTGCAGGTATCACTAAAAGAGTTATCTTTGTAACGATTAGATAATCTAACAATAACAATAAACTTAATATTAACATTATGGCTGTACAAGACATTGATTTTGAAGGTGCAAATAATACAGGAGGTAACGTAACTAACGATACCAATACTGGTGCACTTGATAACAAAGATGATGTTACTCATCTCAATGGTGGTGATGTAGACGATATTACAAATGGTTCTACAGATGATAATAAAAATAAACCAGATGATAAAGATGATAACACAAATGACCAACACAACGATGACACTTCTACGGGGGAGCTAAATGTTGGCGACCAACTTGAAGTAGATGGTGCTACTTATACTGTTGCTGAGAATGGTGATCTTGTTGATGACAAAGGAAACATTTTCAAAGAAGCTAAAGATGTAGCTGAATGGCTCAAATCTGTAGATGTCAAAGATGGTGATGATGATGCTTCTTTGTCTCTTTCTTCTATTCAGGAAGCAGTAGGTATTACTATTACTGACGAAAACGGTAAGATTGTAGAGTTTACAGAAGATGCTAATGGCGTAAAATCATATATTGATTCTGTTATTTCTCTTCGTTCTACTGAACTTCAAGAAGCTGCTATTAATCGTCTTTATCAAGATAATCCTCTTCTTAAACAGTTCCAAGATTATGTTCAACTTAATGGTACTGCTAAAGGTTTTGGTGATATTCCTGATCGTAGTGGAATTAAGCTTGATAAGAACAATGAAGCTCAGCTTGTAGCTGTTATTAAGATGGCTGCTCAAGAATTTGGTAATAAGAGTCTTAATGATAATTATATCAAATATCTTCGTGATAGCGGTGGACTTTATGATGAAGCTGCTAATCAACTTGCTGCTCTTGTAGAAAAAGATACAGCTTATCGTAAACAGATTGAAACTCAAGCTGCTGCTCAGCGTAAACAAGAAGCTGATAATATTAAAAATTATTGGGAAAAAGTTAATAATATAATTAATAGTCGTGTTATTAATGGTTATAAGATTCCTGATAGTTTCACAAAAGAAGTTAATGGTAAGAAAGTTGTTGTTACTCCTAATGATTTCTTTTCTTATCTGTCTGAAGCTAAAGTTGAACGCGAAGATGGTTCTAAAGTAACAGCGTATCAAAACGATTTAAGTAAACTTACTGATGATGAGTTTATGGCTCGTGAAATGCTTGATGCTTGGCTTATGTTTACAGGCGGAACATATAAAGATTTGATTGATATGGCAGTTAAGGAAAACGAGGTTCGTAAACTTATTGTCAAATCTAAACAATCTCGTTCTGCTAAAACTGTTAAAGTTGTTAAAAAGCAAGATGGTAAGACAAGTATTGATGATATAGTTCTTTAATAATTTTTATTGTTTAATTTTTAACTTTAATAAGTATGTATAAACTTAGAGAAGTATCTCGTGGTAATTATGATGATCGTGGTTATTCTAATGAAGAAACTATTGCTCATCTTATGCTATCTAAACCTGAGGAACTTAATAATACTCTGACATACACTTATGGTATGGATGATGATAGGTTCCCTCTTACATTCCTTACTGAAGGGCAAGGAACTGCTGGCGTTAAAGATATTAAGACTGTTCAATGGACTTGGAAGACTATGGGTCGTATGAAGTTCAATGATTATGTTCTTTGGTTTAACACTTCTAATACTACTCCTGGTAAGGGTGGTGCTATGTTCGATGTTGAGTTTGCTACTCATTGGCTTATTGAACAATATGGTTTGATTGCTCCTGATGGTGTTACTCAGGTTCGTATTATGAAAGACCTTGGTGAGGGTACTCATGGTGGTTTCCTTTATCGTCTTAAACTTACTACTCCTGATCCTAATGCTTTTGTTGACCCTGACAATCTTGCTGTAGGTAAATATTGGTCTATGACTGCTCCTACCATTAGTGAATCTTATTCTAAAGGTAATAGGAGTAATGTTATGGGTCCTGGTAAGATGACAAGTCAACTTGAGTTCCATCGTTATTCTAAGGAAATTGCTGGTAACATTTCTAATGTTATTGTAACTTATGAATTTAAGACTAAAGGTGGTGGTACTACCAATCTTTGGATTAATGAAGAAATGCGTCAACATGATATTCAGCTTCGTATTATGGATGAAGAGCGTCTGTGGCTTGCTGAATATAACCGTAATGAAAATGGTGAAGTCCTTCTTGTTGACCCTGACAATGGTCAGCCCATTCCTCATACTGCTGGTATGATGCAGATTTGTCGTGAATCTAACTATGACACCTATGGTGAAGTTCTTACTTTGAATAAGATTGAACGTACAATTGGTGATATTCTTGATAAGGATACTGATACAGGTTCTATGGAAGTAGTTCTTATGGGTGGTAAAGGCTTTATGGAAGACTTTGATAAGGCTATCCGTGAAGAGGCTCGTGCTAATGACTTTGCTACTCCTCTTGGTGATAAGATGATTGAAGATTTCGAAGGTGGTCTTTCTTATGGTAAATATTTCCGTCGTTATAAGACTGTAGATGGTCATATTATCACAGTTAAACATCTTCCTTTCCTTGATACGGGTACTCTTGCAGAGAATGCTAAGGCTAATGGTATGATTCATCCTCGTACTGGTCGTCCTATGACTTCTCACCAAGCTTTCCTTATTGACCTCTCTACTTATAATGGTGAACGTAATGTTCGTAAAATTCGTCAGAAAGGTCAGATTTATAAGATTGGTATTCTTAAAGGTCTTACAGATATTCCTGCTTCTTGGGGTGCAGTTCCTAACAATGCTATTTCTACCGAGATTGATATGTCGCGTTATGAAATTAAGAATAGTTATGGTCTGCAAGTTAATAACGCAACAAAGATGTTCCATCTGAAGTGTGTACTCTAAATAGTATTAATCAGTAAATTGATAGAACAATGGATATAAAAACAAGTACTGCTGCTAATCCTGCTAAAGTTCAAGAGGGACAAATAGCAAATGTTGAAAAAGATGAAGATTTGAATAAAGAATATGTAGATAAACGAACTATTATCATTAGTCTTGTTCACAACTATTCTAATTATCGTAAAGTTAATATGAAAGTTCTTGGACAACGTAAAGAAACTATTGGTAGTTCTATTAGTTCTTGTAGGATTCTTTCTTCTAACGCTGGAGAAGTTAATGCTTATTTCCCTGCACTTGTTGGTTTGTCACCTAATCATGCTGATTTTACTACTCGTGTTAAAGCTTGGCTTAGTAACATTCAGTGGGTTGTAAATGAAAATGATGTTCCTTTGGATATTTCTTTTGTTTATAACACTAAACAGGACTATTTAGATTTCAAAAGTAAAGAAAATGCTATTGACGAAGAGTATGCGAAAGTTGATAGGACTAATCTTTCAGCAATTAAAGAAGCAATTAAGCGTCGTGTAAATGCACTTAATACTCTTGAAAGCGAAAAATATAAGGTTGGACATCCTGTTAATATTGAACAATATATTATTTATCGTCATTGTCTTCTTTATCGTGATGTAGCAAAAGATACAGCAATTATTAATTCTGATCCTTCTATTCGTTTCTACATTAAAGATGAAGCTAAAGAAGCTGAAAAGCAGAAGAAACTTACTGAATATCGTATGCAAGCTATGCGTAATTTCATTGAACTTAACGCTAGTCCTACTAAACGTAATTCTGTATATATTGCTATTGTTGCTTCACGTAATGAAAATGTATCAGAAGCTTTGATTAAGACTGATGCTGAAAAGAATGCTTATCTTATGGATTATGTCAATACAAATCCTGACAAATTTAATAAGATGGTTGCAGATAAGAATATTAATACTCGTGCTTTCATTGAAACTTTGATTGTTCGTGGTGAACTTATTCGTTCTGAATTTAATCAGCAGATTTCTACAGCAGATGGTACTCTTATTGGTTCTAATATGAATGGAGCTGTAGCCTTCTTTAATAATCCTGATAATAAGGATATGAAAGAACTTTTTGAAAACAAACTTAAAATGTTTTAATTAAATCGTTAAGTTATGACTACGCCCGAAATGCACGTTATGTTTAGACAGTATGCTCAACAAATGGGTATGCAAAATGTTCGGGCTATCCTTCCTGAACAGATTGATTTGTTGCTTAATACATCCATTATGGATATTACAAATCAAGTTATCAAGGAGAATATTGGAATTACCAATGATAGAGTTATAACTGACAATTCTAAAATCGGTCAAATTAATGCACTTCGTTCTCTTTATCATGTGCATTATATAGAAATGTCCCCAGTTCCTAGTCAGCTAGAAGAAAAACGCACATTTAGTTTTTCTGCTGCTGACAGGAATACAGGACGTATGACAACAGATTTTAAAAGAGTTAGTGATAATAATCTTCTTCCAGAGTATATGTTTCTTGTTGATTTCTCTCTTAATTATAAGAAAGTTATTAATGGACAAGGATATAATGGAAAAACTGGTGTTTCAATTAAAGGAACATATAATGTTTTAACACCTCAAGGCTGTATTACAGCTTCTGAAGAGTATCTTATTAAAAATAGAAGTTTAACAACTGATGTGATTATAGAAGTTTATTCTGTAGATTCCGAAAGCTTTGTTAATCTTAGATTTGTAGTAGATACTTCAGTTACTAATAATCCTAGACTTAAGTGTACGTCAGAAGGATATACTACTTATTTTCTTGGAGTAGAGGGAACTAATAGTCAACATAGTTCTTATGGTGGAAAACATTATGTCTTAACTAAGACTTTTACAGATGGTGATACTGATTACAATGATGGAATTATTTATAATCCTCTTGTGATTAATTCAAGTGTCCTAACTTCTGAATATGTTGCTCCTGCCTTTGAAACTGATGGTGTAGAAACAAATTATTTTCCTGTTAGGTTAATTGACGATGCTTATTTAGCAGATACTCTTAATGATTTTGTTCTTAAAAATCGACTTCGTAGTCCTATTTTAGTTACCTATAATAACAATAGTAATAAAAACGTATTTGACTTATATATAGATAAGTTTAATAAGACTACTGATGGTCGTTACGTTCTTGAAGGAGGATTAATTCCTTATATGCTTCGTATGTCTTATATTGGAAAACCTGTTAAAGTTAAGTATGGTGAAGATATTGGACAAGAGAATGTGGATTGTGATTTGCCTGAGTATATGCACGTTGATGTTGTTAAACACGCTGTTGATTTATATCGTGTTGCTCTTAATGGTTCTATGATGGCTGCTAAACAACAAGAACAAAATGCTAGTCAAGAGAATGTGAGAAATAATTATCGTAATGAAGGTAATGCTCAATAATATTAATAAATAAAATATAAATAATAATGAAACAATTGCTTATTAGTCAGAAAAAGGCTTATGCTACATCTACTGCTAAGTCTACTGACCTAACTACTGTTCCTGAAGGTACTGTTGCTATGTTTGATCTTGCAACTGGTGCTCTTCTTACAAATGCTGCTAAAGCTACAGGTGATTTTTCTATTGTAGTTGGTCGTGCTGCTGGTAAAATGCCTCTTATGTTCCCTGAAGTTAATCTTAAAACTCTTGAGGTAACTAAGGCTACTTATGCTGCTGCCACTACATTTACAGCTAAAATTACAGTTCCTACTCCTACTGTTGGTGAACACTATACAGTAATCGTAACTAAGAAAGGTACTGTATTTAATGAGCGTAGTAATTGGAGTTTTACTGCTATGGCAAAGGATACAACTGCTGCCAATGTAGCTAAACAGATTGCTGCTCAAATTAATGCCAATAAGTATCAACTTGGTGTTAAAGCTGAGTACACTGGTGGTGCAATTACTATTACAGCTGTTGAGGCAGGTAAAGATTATGAAGTTCTTGGAGCAGATGCTCTTCTTGGTGTAGCTCCTACTGAAGTTACTCACGGTAAGAAAGCTGTTTGTGACAAAGCTTATATTCAAGATCTTGCTTCACGTTGTGCTGCTGGTAAAGGTTTTAACTATGCAGCTGATGATGGCAAAGACATTTATCCTGGTTATCCTGAAGTAGTTGACGAAGATCAATATGTTCTTTATACTCTTCGTTTTGCTGTTCCTCGTGTTGCAGCTAAACAGCGTGATGAGGTAGTTTATCAACTTGTACATCTTGCTGTTCCTGTTGGTTCTGCTTCTATTGCAACTCTTGATGTTATTCTTGGTCTTGCAGAGCCTTCTAAAGGCTAATCTAATTTTGACACATACTTCTCTTGATTGTAACGATTGAGAGAAGTATGTTCAGTTTCTTTAATTATGGATGAACTACAAGCAGTAAATGATATAGTAAATAATGCAGTTAAAGATTCTTCTTATGTTACAGTTTTAATTTCAAGTGGTGTTTTTATTTTATATACTCTTATTATTAAAATTGTAGACTATTATAAATCTAAAGACAAACACAAACCATTGCTTGAGATGGCGTCTGCAATAAAAGATGTTAGTGAAAATGTAGTTAAACTTAATCAAGTCTTAGATAAGACTATTCAAGATGCTGAACAAAAAGAATATGATAGAATAGGTAATGTTATTATTGCTTCGTTTCTTAGCTTTAAGTCTGCTATATTAGACCAATGTATAGATACGATTATTAATAATAATATTAATGCAAATAAAGATAATGTTACTCAAAATGTTTATAAAACAGTAAGCACTGAGTATTACAAACTTTATTCTATTTTTTCAGCGTATGAACATGATTCTGTTAGTGTTGCTACTAAAATAAAAGAAAATTGGATAGATGACGTAACTGACGAATGTATCACAATAATATATAATGGTAATGATGCTCTTACTCGAATAAGACAACTTAATCGTAAACTTGGACTTATTTCAGAAGAGTATTCTATTTATCTTAAAAATAAAATTCTAAATCATTAATAAGATGTTCTTATGTATAATGATGTAATTAAGAAAAATATACTTGATGACCTTGAGAGTAAAGCTATGAATATTGTTAATACTTCTATAGCTTTAGCCTCTCAAGGCTATCTTGTTAATAAAAGTAAGTATATTAGACTTGATTGGTCTAGCTTGCTTCTTCATGCTTTTGAGAATATAGATATTTTTAGTAAAGAACAACAGAATAACATAGAACGTCTGTATAATAAAGTTTCTAATATATGAACGAGATAAAACAAATAGAGCCAGAATATGTTTATGTAACTATTCCAGCTGAATATATTTGTGTATATCATCGTATTCTAGCTATGATGGCTGATTATGGCGAAGATATGCTCAAAGATTGTAAAGCTAATTGTACAGACAGAAATTCTGGTGTTATAGAATGTTTTAATATGTTTAATTCAGCTGTTGCTGCAAGAAAACTTGGTAAAGATAAACTTGCGGCTCTTATTATTAAATATATTAAAGTTAAGATAAACCAAATTTATAAAGATAAAGATAACAGTACAAGTTTTGTTTTTCCTATTGATGAAAATGGAGAAATTAAAGCATTTGTTAGTTGTGGTGAAAGACCTAAGTTTGAAATTAATCCTGATGATGGAATGCTTTATG